AAATATTTTCGGAGCCTAATCAAAGCCACGTTGGAAGGGAAGTTCGGTGGCGATACTTTTGAGCTGCCACCCGAGCACCGGGCCGGGATGCGAGTGCCCAAAGGCGGCAGTTCCTGTGCAAACTGCAAATTTCTAGTTCCTGGTAACAAGTGCAAGAACGAGTACTGGGTGGCATGGCACGGTGGTGACAACAAGATTCCGGCTCCGGCAGATGAATATTGCTCGGATTTTTACGAGCCTCGTCGTGGTACAATGGAGAAATAGAATGTTCGAATACAAAGGCTACAAGTTTGAGGTCAAGGAAACGCGCGGGTTTTCTCTCTGGAATCCGGACCCGATGACCGGTGGGGTGAATGGCGAATTTCGAGTCACCGACAACGGCGCATGGTTTTACTTCGGTCAGTCTGAACTCGGCTTCACTTTTTCCACAGACCCTGAAGATGCTGCGCACATGCAGCGCGTGCTCATTGAGAGAGCGCTTATGGCCGTTGAACCACCGATGGTCAGGCGCGACGATTTCAACTAGCCCTCATCCAGGATTGAACTGGAGACCTCATCCTTACCAAGGATGCGCTCTACCACTGAGCTATAAGGGCGGGGGCAAATGAAGAACGTTGTGCATCAGTTCCCGGACCAGGTCATCAGCTTTGGCGTCAGGCCAGCCGGCTAGATTGCCAATTTCCTTCACGATGGCATCCCTGGCTTCCTTCCAACCGTTTAAGTACTCTCGTCTGTATTCGACCATTTTGAGAGTCTCGGCGTCCTTCAGGTGCTTTTCGAGTTCAGCTATCCGGTCGGTTGTTGCGGAACGGAGTTCGTGGTTCTTGAACTCAACTTCCATCCATTTCTCATTGGTACGGGCAAGCTGAGACCGGAGATTGTAATACTCCAGCAACAAGTCTTCGTAGTTACTTGGTATGGGTGGTCCGTCTTTTGCTGCTTCGCTGAAGCTGCTCATTTCCCTGCATTGCCGACAAAGAATCCGCCTGGTGCAGGTTCACCAAGGAGAACATTCCCGGTAGCTTTGACGCCTGGGCCAACATGAAAATCATTCGGTATATAAGGTCCAATGACTTTGGGATTCTGGCTCCCGGCCAGGACGGCAACCGAAATTCCTAGTTGTCCAAGACCCCGGGTCTTGTCGTTCCTGATGACGAAATCAAACCAGGTCTCGGGGATACCCTTCTGCTCCTGTTCGCTGGCATGGCCTTTGACCCCGACTTCCGGCCTCGACTCAACTTCGACGTTCTGAATCTTGACGGTCATGCCCCCGACCCTTTTGACTTCAAGGAGTTCGTTCCTGAATCGCCCGTCGCTGATGATGACCATGGACGGGGGAAGAATACCTTCAAAGTCAAAGATTCCTCGTTCCCGGTAGTAACCGTATCCGCCTTCCAGCAGGTCAGCCGCGGCACGAAGAGCGAAGCGTATCCAGAGGTTCTTGTCCACGGCTCGACCAAACTCCGTACCTAGGGTCTGCAAGGCCACCCGGGGGCTGAGTCCAACAACTTCGTTTATGAATGTTTTTGGAACAGCTAGACGTCTGACTAGGTAGAACCAATCGGTCAATTTATTCCGTTTGGGGCCATCAAGATTCATCTCATCAAGGAAATCGTGTCTATGGTTAAGGAACCGGTCATACGATTCTTGCCAAAAAGCGGTTGAGTTTTGAAGGCTAGGTTCGTGGATAGCGTTTCGAGATTCGCTGGGTCCCCAGAGTTGGTCGTTGGAAAAAAGAAAAATCTTTTGGGCGAAGCGCTTCATCGGGTCGGCGAGACTCAACTTGATGGCTCCGTAGTCCTTCACCAGGAAGTCGGCGACTGTATCCTTGCCGCTACCTGCCTGTCCAACGAGAATTAGAATCGGGGTACTCATTTCTGTTCTCCTATCCATTTCGTCCAACAAGTTCTGCAACCGCACCGGGGCTCGCGCTTGCCCTGGTACTTATTGGCATAGGAACATTTTTCTTTCTTTGCTTTCATTTGTACTTCCTCCTACTGCCACGGCGCCGAGTCGAACGGCGGTCTTCCCACCTATAAGACGGGGCTCTGCCCTTGAGCTACCGTAGCCAACCCCTCTAAACTTTGTGAGTCACCTTGATTGTGACCCCGAAACGGTCTCCAATTTGCAGCTTGTCCCAATCCCCAGGTAGCACTGGTATTTCCAGCGTCTTCAATCCGAAGATTCGGTCACCAACGAGAGCAGTAACGGAAACGGAGAAGACGTTTATTCCGGTGTCGCCGGTGATGTGCTTGCTGTCAACAATGTATTCAATGTTCATTGGACTTCCACCAATTCTTGTTTGGGAGTGGCAAAATTCAGCTCCAGGGATGCTTCGAAAAGAGAGTTGAGTGTGGTCTCGTCAAAGAGTTCTTTCGAAACCAGGACCTCGATGCGGCTGGCGCCATATCCGGTCCACCGCTGCTGTTGGGTCTCGGGGACGGGAATCAAGGAGAACCAATAAGATTGCTGGAAGTTTCCCTTGGTGTCCTTGTATTGCTGCGAGAACTTCGTATCCACGCGGAACTTGTAGGCGATGGTGAACATTGACGTTTCCTTTCATTGTCGGGGCTGGCGACAATCTTTGAGAGTATAATACCACAGGTGGCCAACCGAATGCACGTCTACATTTCCTGGGAGTCGGATACATTCCACGATGAGCTTCAGTCTACCATCATGGCGAACGATGCTGAAGCCATCCGACACCTAAATCAGCGTGCTGAGCACTCCAACCTGATTTGGTCTAGCTGGTCTGCCGCCCGCGGCGGCTCGATTATTTTTCTGAGCGCCGGTCGGGGCCTGGCCGATATAGAGGCTGCACATCTTGGGGAGCTTCCGAACATTCATCAACAGTACGGCGACGACCTCGGCCAGAAAGTCAGTGTCGGTGTCGGTACCAACCCCTTTGAGGCTGACAGAGCCCGAAAGTTTGCCTGGAAGTTGGGTGGCGACAGAATTATTATCTTCGAAGAAGGCCTGGAAGACTTCAGCCATACCGAAGAGGAATCCGCAGAACTTTCGAAGGCCGAGACTTGGCAGGACCTGACCCCGGAACAGAAGTCTGAGTTCAGGCGCCAGTACCGTGAGGACATCCAGAAGCTAGCCAAGATGGAATTCCCGATGGCTGCGGTTCGTGACGGCCAAAAATATGAAATCCTCGGCCCGCTAAGTAACGTCCAGGGTCAGTGGGGTTCTGACCACATTGTCCTTGCCAAGTCCGAAGACGGGAAAAAACATTTTCTCGACGCCCGTGAATTGTGCACCGATGGACAACCCCTGGTCCGGCCGGCTCCGCCCCGGTTTGGCTACCTGTTCAAGGCCGATGAACCCGGTCGCCACATCCCCAGTAGGCCCGCGGCACCGGCGAAGCCAACGATGTCCGGCGAGCACGAAGAGGCTCAAGTCGCCCAGCAGGCAGCCGAGGCCCAGCAAGCTGCGGTACCGGAGCAGACCGATGCCGGTGAAGGATTCCTTGGCCAGTTGAAGGCTCTGGCTGATGGACAGCAGGACCAGGACAGCCAGGCTGTTCAGGACGATGCCGGCGATGACCGTGCAGAAGTTAAAGCTACGGTGGTGAAGATTCTCAAGGACATCCAGGCTAAGAGTCCGAACCTGAACGAAATCCGCGAGAAGGACCCGGACCTCTACAATTCCATCTCCGGACTGGTCAAGGTGCTCATCACCATGACCCGGGAACTTGTCAAGGAACAACCGCAGCAAGCGGCCCAGCCGACTCAGAAGGAAGAATTAGACCCGGCTCATCCACCGCCGGAAGGTAGCCGGGTCCTGGATAAAGAGGACATCGAGAAAGCTGCACTTCCGATGCCCAAGGCTCCGACTCGACACGAACTCAACCTCCCTGTTGGTAGTCAGAAAGATTCCTCGCCTGGTGGTAGCCAGGATGCCGGTAAGCTCAAGGTCCAAGACCCGAAGACCGGCAAAGAGAAATGGCGCAGCGTTCGTGCCGGTCTTGTCATGGACCCCGGCGGTGCCCCGACTTCCAGCCGCAATCCATCAGGAGAGTAATCGTGTGGAAAGGTTGGCCGCGAGACATCAAAGGGTTTTTGTGGGCAGTTTTTATCATGGTCGTTCTCCTTGCTGCTGTGCCGTTTATTTGGTCTGTAGACTGGCGCTGTAAACGGCGGGAAAAGCGGGGCCAGTCATTATATACATAAATTTTGACATCTCCGACATTCTCAAGCTCGGGGAAGAATTGCGCCCCAAAGCCCAGGAAGTGTTCAGCGATGCCATGCGCGACCTCAGTGCACAAGCCCACGCTCACCTTCTTGAGCAGGTACAGAGCAAGCTCCATTCCACGAGACAGAAGTACATCGACGCCCTGAGATTTGAGCAAGTCGAAGACGGGGCCTGGCTTATAACCCTGGAACCGAGTGCTCTCTGGATTGAGGAAGGTATTCCTGCCAACCGGGAGATGATTGACGACCTCCTGAAGAGTAAAAAGGCCAAGATGTCCAAAGACGGGAGCCGGTACCTGTCTGTGCCGATGCAACACAACAAGGGTCCGTCGCAGCAGACCCCGGCTCAACAGGACCTGACTGCTACTCTCAAGTCTGAACTCAAGCGCCGGAACATCCCTTACGGGAAGATTGAAAAGGATAGCGCCGGTAATCCCAAGGTTGGGCTCCTGCACAAATTCGACATCCGTCACGGGCCGATGAAGACCGCTCACGGGCCTGGTCAAGGTAAGGGGCTCATCGGCCAGGTCCGCCAGGGGTCGAGCGGGATTCCATTTCTACAGGGAGTCCGTGTCTATCAGAAACCGGTTAAGGACAAGACCGGAAAGACCAGTGTCCAGCGCTCAATCATGACCTTCCGGACCGTGAGCAGCAAGCAGAAGGGCAGCGGCAAATGGGTCCATCCGGGCCTGACGCCAAAACATTTCTTCGAAGAAACCGCGGATTGGGCGCTTCAGGAATGGGAACGTCGCATCAAGGACAAAGTCCTCGATTCCCTGGTCAAGAATCTTTAACTGTTCTTGGTGATGATGTTCTTGAGCCGGGTGTAAGACGTCTGCAGGACGTCCATCAGGTCATTGATTGAAATCCGGTCGTAGGGATAGGCGGTGTTGAATCCCTGTGCCTGGGCTCCCAGGACCTGGATGATGATACTGGCTGTGTTCCGAAGCCAATCGGCTCGATATCCTTCCGGCTTCTTCCCGGCTCGTAGCTCTGACGCCATGTTCTCCCGCTGGATGACTCCCCATCGGAGTTTGGTGCCTTCGTCTGTCACCAGCTTAAATAAAACTTCGGTCGCGAACTGCATTTCTTTTTCCGAGTGCGGTGTTTCCATAGGGGAACAATCTTACCACAGAGGCCGTGAATACATACTTTCAGTATGCTTTGCGGGAATGAACAAATCCTCTAAGTGAAATAGCAGGCTGAGATGCGAGATTCAATACCAGAATCATTTACAGAAGCCCCCGGCGTCAAATTTCCTTCAACCGTTGCATGGATGGGCGGCTCGATTTCAACAAGGGAACCAGTATATCTGCCTGGAAGCATACAACCAATTTCCTTGACCACGGCCGGCGCGGTTCGGACAAAACAGACAAATGTTACTCCTGTATATGCCCCTAGTCTATTGACGAACTCCACGACAAGTCCCTCAAATTTGTTTGTGATTGAATCTGGTCCAACCAAACAGACAATTTTACGGGCAATAATTATCAATTTCTCTGGTACCCAGACAACAGCGGGGATAAGGACTATATCTTTTACAAGAACTACGACCGCTTCTGTTGGCGGCGTCTTTGTCCCAAGTAGATACGACAACGGTGACGCAAATTTCTCTGGAATTTTTAGGGCGCTACCGTCGGTCCTAGGCACATTAGACCAAGGGGTTGGTTTCGATGTTGATTTTTTTGTACCGGCTACTATCACGGCAGCCTTTGCGCCAATAGTTGTTGACTTCACTCTCGGGGGCAGCATCAAGGGTCTCGTAATACCCATCGGCACTTCAAATGGAATCTTGGTTCGAGACAGCGGAGCCCCTGGAGCCACAAACCTAAGCCTGGTGCTGATATTCACAGAAGAATAAAATCCACACCACTACGAGGGAGCAATCTTCTAGTGTATGGCCCCAGGAAGCACCCCACTCGCGCCCAATCTCAGTACCACTGAAGTCCAGGGAATCTTTCAGGGTGATATCATCATCCGGAAGGCCCTGACTGCGGCTATTGCTGACATCAGGGCCAATCCCCAGTTGCTGGATTATGTCTGGGCAGGTCTTCCCAAGGACTCTCTGTCTTCCAAGGAATACGGACAGCTGGAACTTTCCGAGGCCAAGAAGTGGATTCTGCAACATGAATTCCCGGTCAAGATGGCCCCGGCCCCGCAAGAAGGTCGGTGGCATTGTCTCACCATCCAACTTGTTGGCAGCCAGGAAATCGAAGCCGAATCTACGCTCTCGGACGTCCACTATACCCCCAGCGAGTTGAATGACAGCAGCTGGCCGACGTACGCCGGACCTTTTACTCCGCTTGGCTACAATCCCGCCACGGGAATCATCACCGCTCCGCCGGGGGTTGTCAATCCATTTGCCCTGACCACGAATATGTTCATCGTGGATAGATTCGGGAAAGCGTTTCCAATCACCACGGTCAACGACGACGGAACCTTCGGCGTAGCTCCTGGGACTGAGACAGATTTCACCGGCGCCATTATCAAGACAGAGCGCCCGGGATTCATTACCTCCTTGGAGTCTTCGAGCTTCAGGGAAACGTACCGAATCGGAGTCCATACCGGTTCCGAGCCCGTGTATCTTTTCTGGTTGCACAGTGTCCTGGTCTTCATCCTGCTCCGGTACAAGCAAGTCTTTCTGGAGGCTCGCGGATTCGAGCGGACGACTATCAGCAGCAGTGACTTTGCCCGGGACCCGAATTTCGAAATATATGAGGGCGTCTACAGTCGGTACGTGACCGTGACCGGATATTGTCGCAACTTCTGGCCGAAGTTCACCGACCTCCGCATCAGCACCACGGTTCCTGAAATCATGACCGATGGCGGTAGCAAGAGCCCGTCGAACGTGAATCCGAATACTGAGCTTTGGTTCATGGACCAAGATGCTCTGACTCCGAAGAAGTAGGCGCAATCTTCTACCCATGGACTCGATTGCGCCCCAGCCTCAGACTCAGCCTTTGCTCGGCGGCGGAACCTTCGGAATCATGTCCGCGGAAAAGCCTCTATACCCGAGTCTGGCGCCACACGGTCACGAAGCGCTCGGCAAAATATTAAAGCGCCATGGACTTCAATTCCAGGAAACTCACGGTCGCTACCAGGAACCTGAGCGCGCGTATATCATCCACGGCATCCAACCCGACTTCCTCCGGTACCTGGGCAAGCTTTTCGGCCAGGAGTCTGTAGTCCACAGCCAAGACGGACAGCACCGACTCATTTACACGAACGGTCCCCACGAGGGCAAGTATCACCCGCAAGACGTTCAGAATCCGGTGGAGATGTTCCAAGACCACCCGGATGACTATTATACGCACGTCCCCGGCCAAGGGTACGCCCGCATCAACTTTGATTGGAACCGACTTCATCCCCTGGTCGAGACCGGTGTCCGCAAGGATGAGTACACCATTGAAGAAGCAGTTGCTATCCTCAGAAAGCATTTTGCTCATGCGAAGTTTCAGCCTCACCCGCACGCATACAGCTGGCATGACGGTCACACCGACCATCACCTGGAGGTCAATGACCCGCTAGGTAAAGCCGACCCAGTGCATCCGCACATGAGCCAACCAGAACCTCCTGTGGCTCCGAAGAATTTCGAGAACGAGCAGGCCATGGCCCCGGGCGGCGCGACCTACCATCAGTTCGCGGCCCCATACGGTCAGGTGACTCCGGCTCAGCAGACCAATCTCCGACACTACCGATATGAAGGCAAGCTCCCGCAGATTGAAGACCTAGTCAAGCGCCACGGCTACCAGACCTACTATGCCGGCGGCCGGTACGGGAAACCGGACCTTGCCAGGAAGAATTATAACACCGGGCACCTGATGGTTTATGACCCGACTCCGGGTAGTGGTGGCGACTTCAAAGACGAAGAGTACAACCGCGGTTGGCGACAGATTCACGAACTCAGTCACGCTCTGACCTATCCCGAATTAAATAAAATCTACGGCGAGGGTCGACGCATCGGCAAGCTCGGTACCCACCGAAACCTCCGGGAAGCTCTCCGGGCCGTGCACTGGGAATGGTTGGCGGCTCACAAGCAGCGAGAACTCAGTAACCAACTCGGGGTCCCGATGAGTGACGAGGACTTCCACCGGGAGCTGAATACGGTCATGCACGATGCCGCGCATCGGGCCGTGACGGGACAATTCACCGAACCCGGGGGCGAAGGCTTTACACCCCACAGCCACAAGATTCCCTTGGCTACGGCGTTGGACATGGTCCGCGACCACGCTGTCCGTCTTGGGCTCAAGGGCATGGAAGACACGCTGAAGAAGCCGCTGCTTCGAAGCGAGCAGAACACAATCTTAAAGAGTAACGAGGAGACTGCTGTGGCCGATGAGAAAACCTTTAGTCCCGAGGAAGTGAGAAATATTCTTCTCGGCTTCACTCAAGAACGCATCGCAAAGATGGAACAGTCTCTCGTCGACCTCCGACAGCGAGAACTCAAGAAGGCTGTCCCCCCGCAGAGTAGAACCCCGGGTCAGACCGCTGTCAGTTCCGGCATTGATGATATTCCCCCTGGCGCTCTTGAAGCAGCCGGCAGAAAGTCCGAGCTGGAGAAAGTGACTCCCCCGGGTCGCGAGGAACAAGTCCGGAAACTGAAGCAAAAGCCCGGTATCGACAATCCCTGGGCGGTGGCTTGGTCTTCGTACAACAAAGACAAGAAAAAGGCTGAATACTCTTCAGAGGAGTATCACAAAGATGAAGTCAGTGTCAGTGTCAGCGAGTCCTCGGGCGAGAGCCCTGAGATTCGTGTCCGCACCAAGAAGACTGCTCAGACCGATACTCATACCGGCCAGATGCAGGCTGAGGCTATTTCTCTGGCTGAGAAAGAACCCCGGGACAGGAAAGCGTATCTGAAAAGCATTGCTCATTCCGTGAGAACTCACTACGCCACCGGCGCTGGACCTAAGCGTCTGCAGAGCCAACATTCCATCACCCCGCGTGAGTTTCATGAGATTCTTTCCGGGACACATACTCAGAAAGCAGAAGCCGGCCCGAGTCCTCATGAGTCCATGGGGGCTGAGACCGGTTCTGGGACTCTGGCGGCTAGCGAAAAGTCTGTTGGCGAGCCGATGAAGAAAAACATCACCGGACCGGCGAGCCCAATCACCAGCACCGCGGCATCACTGGAACCAGGCGGAGCCACGGGGCCATTCCTGGCCATGGCTGAAAAAGGACCGAGCAGCCCAGAAGAGCATAAGCTTCGAATCGCCCGGCAGACCGGCAAGATGCCCAAGGAGATGGTAGGTGTCATGGGCGGCCCGTCTAAAGAACAAGCCGCACGAACTATTGCTGAGGATAAAGCAAAGCGGGCAAAGGAAGCCAAGAAAACTGAACTCCAAGGTTGGAAGGGCCACGACAAGCACAACGAGGTCGACAAAGAAGGTGTCCTGCCCAAAGACGCGGAGCCCAGGCTCTACCAGCGCGATACCGCAACTGGCAGTGGCGGGAAAATTATCGACAACCGGAAGAATGTCGGCAAGACTGAACCCAAGGCCGAAAAGCCAAACATGCCCAGAGATTACACCGCGGCAGGCGTTATCAATGCCCGCGGGGCACAAAAAGCCGAACCCCCGATGGCTAAGCCACCGAGTGGTAAAAATCCAGCTACTAACATTTCGGCCAGTAAACCTGCGGCCCCAAAGGCTGGGGGAATGCCGGCTGGTGGCGGTGGAATAAAGACCGGGGGAATGCGCATGCCCGGGCTTAGAGTCAACACCGGTGGCGTGAATATCGGTGGCCCGATGGCCATGAAGTCCGAAGCGGAAATGAAGAAGTTCATCGGTGGTATGTCCGGTAGTTCAGGCGTCAGTAGTCCTCGTCTCTTTTCTCGGCCGAACAAGCCCTTCAGGCAAGGCGTTGGCCCGATGCAACCGACTGCGACCCAACCGGCTCCGGCTCCAGGTGCTGTACAGAAGGGTGATTTCGGTCTCGACCCAACAGGTCGTCCGGCAACTCTTCCTCCACGTGAGGCTCCGGCACAGAGACCGACTCGTCCTGCTTCTGAATTCAAACTTCCCCCGAAGCAAACATATACTACTCCTCCGGCTCTTCAAAGAAAGCCCCCGGTCCAAAAGGCCCTGGCAGCTGGGGCTGGCGGGGGCGCTGCACCCAGCGCTCAAACCGGCATGAGGCCAGCCGGTCAAGTAAGTCAGAGCAGTCGGCAAATCCTGAAGCATGGTGAGATGCCGGCTCATAAACCAGGAATCTTCGGCCGGATGAAAGACCGTCACCTGGCTCAGCCACCTGAGGATTTGAGTCACCTTAACGCACCGCCTCCGGCCAATGCACCACGAATTACAAGTCGTGCCCGGGCTGTCGGAGCAATACCTGCCGTTCAGAGTCCGGTGAAAGCGCCTTAATCTTTATCATGCTGGGAGAAATGTAGACCATGGCACAAAGCTTTATTACAGACCAAGGCACCCTGATAATCCCAGGCGGTTATCCGTCTATTCGAGTTCAGACCGCGGCCAGTGGTCTTGCGACCTCCGGCGTCATCATGCTCGTCGGCGAAGCTGACCAAGGCCCGGACTTTACGCTTGAAACAGACCTGGAGACAACCTCCGCCTTCGGTCCTGACCAGCTGTCCTCAGTGGTGGCGAAGTACAAGAGCGGCAACTTGGTTGATGGATTCCGTGCCGCTGCTCAGGCCTCGAACGACCCGCAGATTACCGGTGCTCCGTCCAGAATCATCCTCGTCAAGACGAACCCCAGTACCAAAGCCAGTGCCACGGCCCTGACCTGGGGTGCGTTGACTTGGACCCTGGCTGACCGTAGCTTCGGCAAGCTCGGGAACCTCATCAGCTTTACTGTCACCGCGGCTACTTCCGAAGTTGTTCCCACGACCGGTTCCTTTACCTGGATTCCGAACGCCGGGACTACGGCATACAATGTCCGTATCAACGGCGGTGCTGCACTGACCAGCGGTAACTTGGCTGCGAATACTTCTCCTGCTGCCTTCGTGGCGGCAATCGGTGGTCTTGCCGGTATCACGGCTATCGGCGGTGCTGACAGAGGCATTCTCGCAGCTGCTGCCGGAACCCTGGCAGTTGTAGCCAACCCCGGCGGTGCCGGTGTCACGGTTGTCACCGTCACCCGGAGCATCAACTTCGACGTAATCCCGACGGCCGGCGATACAATGATTATCCCCCTCGGCTCTGTAATCGCCGGGGCCGGTAGCGCAAACGTCGGTGCATACGTTGTCACGGCTGCAACGGCAACGGTCATCACCGCACAAAAACTCAGTGACGCCGGTGCTGCGGCCCCGGTTCCTGGAACCATTACCAATCCCGTCAACGTGGCTGCGGCTGCTGTCGTGGCTACGACAGATGTTCAAGCCAAGGCTCCGGTTACGGTCAGCCTCGCGGCTGCAAATCCTGTCGACGGTATCGGCAAGTCTCTGGAAATCAGCGAACTGACGACCGGCACGGACCTGCTCAGTCGCAGCACCTTCGCTCTCGGCGTACTGCCTGTGACCTGGGTCAGTAAGGCCCTCAGCCCCCAGAACCTGGTCTCTGCGACCGAATACCGGGCTACTTATACCGGCAGCCGTCAGGTCGACAACGTCCTTGAGACCTTGACTGCGGGCGGCGAAATTGCCTTGCTGATGAGCTATAAGGGCACGACCGCCACTGTCACCATTACTGCCACAACCTTCAGCACCACGGTCACCGGCGGCACCGGTGCCGGCTTCAGTATCAACCTCAGGGATTACCCGACCATCAACGACCTGGTGAAGTTCATCAACGCCCAGACCGGTTATACGGCAGCAGTCGGTACCGCGGTCCTCGGACAGATTGTCCTCACGACCCCGGGTGCGAACATCGGCCAAGCTGCTCTGACGGCTCTCGACCAGGGTACCTTCGGCATCTGCTCGACCCAGGGTGTTCAAAACGGCCGCATCAAGATTGACAGCTTCCGGTTCTTCAACGCCATCAACAACAACAGCGTCCTACTGCAGACCGGCACGGGTCTCTTCCCGACGCAGGCGACTGCCGGCGTTCCTCAGCCCACGGCCCTGACCTTCTTGGCCGGTGGAGCCAAGGGTGGAACCACGGCCGTGAACTACAACGCGGCAATCGACGCCCTCCAGAAGGCCCGCGGAAACTTCGTCGTCCCCCTCATCAGCCGTGACGCGACACTGGATATTGCCGATGGTCTGACGGAAACGACCAGCACCTATACTATCGACGCGGCTAACGCGTATACGAATACTCACTGTCTGACAATGTCCACGCTGAAACGGCGTCGGAACCGTCAATGCTTCCTCAGCAAGGAAGATACGTTCCTGAACCAGAAGCTCGCGGCGGCAAACATCGCCAGCTTCCGGGCTGCGATGTGCTTCCAGGACCCGAAGGTCGTGGCAGCCAGCACCGGCAATATCACTCAGTTCCAGCCCTGGATTACGGCCTGCGTTGCAGCCGGCATGCAAGCCGCTGGATTCCGTCTCGCCATCGTCAACAAACAGTTGAACATCTCCGGACTCGTGAACCGTGCCGGCGACTTCAACGACAAAGACGACACCGCGATGGAAGACGCTCTGAACAACGGTCTGCTTCCTGCCCGTCGTGCCGTTACCGGTGGATTTACTTGGGTCAGCGACCAGACGACTTACGGTAAGGACAACAACTTCGTCTTCAATAGCATCCAGGCCGTGTATACGGCTGACGTCATCGCCCTGACCACTGCTCAACAGATGGAAGCCCAGATTGTCGGCCAGTCGGTCGCTGATATCAGCGCCCCGATTGCACTGTCTATGCTGGAAGCCATCATGGGGAACTTCCTCCGGCTCAAGCTCATTGCCCCCAGCGATGATGCCCCGAAGGGTTTCAAGAACGCAGCCGTGGCCATCATCGGCGGCAAGGCTCTCCGTGTGGACGTGGAAATCAAGCTCGCGACGGCAATCTACTTCGTGCCTATCAGCTTCCTGGTCAGTCCAGTGAATCAATCGGCCGGCTCCAGCAGCGGACCTACGAGATAAGTGAAGGGGTAAGATAAAATGGCTCCACCGAAAGTCCTACATGGTGCCCGCGCACAGCTGATGATTGTCGACCCGAATACCGGGGACAGCAAAGTCGTGGGCATCTTCAACAACGTCTCGTACAGTCTCATCTACGACGCGCAGCCAGTTTTTATCCTCGGTCGCTTCAGCGCCGCGGAAATTGGTTACACGGCGATGGAACCGATTCAAGTCACGGCCACAGGCTGGAGAGTTGTGAATGCCGGCCCGCATCGGGTCGCGAAAGTCCCCCGGCTACAAGACCTCATCCGCCACGAGTACTGCGAATTGGCTCTCTTTGACCGCCAGACGAACCAACGCGTGGCCAAGATTCACGGCCTCCGACCGACTGGGTATTCAACGACGGTCACGTCCCGTCAGTTGGAAGAGATTACCGTTACATGGATGGGTCTGTTACTTGACGACGAGGACACGGACAACGTCGAGGGCACCGGCGCAAGCGACTTACCGTAAAATTAAGAGAAAGGCATTCAAATAGTCTTGAATGCCTTTCTCTTTTACCATGCTAAGTCCGGGCCACGCCGGGCCGCTCCTCACCGAACCCTGCTCCGCCTAGCCTGCTTTGATGTGCTTCGCCTTGCTTTGCCCTACCAAGCCAGGCCGCGCCTTGCCTTGCCTGCTTTGATTTGCCCTGCTCAGCCTAGCCTAGCTGCTCCTAGCCGGGCCAAGCCTGCTTTGCTAGTCCTTGCCCTGCCTGCTTTGTCATTGCTCTGCTCGACCACGCCATGCCTTACCCGACCGCGCCACGCCCGGCCTGCTTTGAAAACTACTTTTGTGACTTCCGAGACTGCAACGACTTCCGTGCCTTTGCTACTTCCTGTCGAATTGCGGCAAGTTCCTTCAGAGTCTTATACTTCTCACCAGCTCGTTCGTATTCCTCCAATGCTTGAGCCAGGAATGCCGCCCGTTTCTGCGCGTTGCTCAAGACGCTAACAAGTGTGACGTATCCTTCCTTTCCACGGGAGACGATTGGTGATACATAGGTTTGTTCTTCTCTGCCGTCAGGGTAGGTGACCCGAACTTCCGTGATGATTTCTCGGGCCTGCCAGAGTCTGTACTCGCGACCGGCAACAGTATCATCCCACTCGAATCTGGAGTGCAGGGCACTGTCAGGATGACTTTCTGCCCAATCCACGACAACCTCGGGCTTGAGGCCACCATGTTTTTCGTAGAGCTTAGATAGCTCATCTACAATGGCTTGCGATTTCTTGTTCATTTTGTCTCCTCTGTTTTTGCGATTCTGAAAGTGCCCCAACCCATGCCGGCTGAGTCTGTGGAATCGGGACGGCCGGCGCCGATACCGACCTGCATACCCATTCGTGCAAGTAGATTTGTCACGTCGGTCAAAGTGAATTGGTCCGCGTCATAACAAATCTTCGGATTTGCTTCCCAGCCCTCGGTCCACATGGGTCTTGGTCTGATGTCAGCAACACCCGTCTCATTACGAACGGCGAAGTCTGTGCGGATTGGCTCGCCTTTAGTAATCTTGACCAGGGGTTGAATCCCGAACCGGTCTCGTTCGTAGCCATCAGGCACCACGAAGATACTGAGCTTGGCGAGAGTCATTTTGAAATTCACTAGCCGACAGGTAGAAATCAGCCCTCCCCGAAATGCGCTGGCCGGAATTCCTGCCCAGCCTTCTTCAGAGAAGTGGGTTGCTTCTTTGAAGCAAAGGTCGAAATCTTTTGCCTCTCTTTTGCCCTTCTTGGCTGTACTGCCTGCCGCTTGAGTTTTGGCCATACCTTCTAGGGCCCGTTGAGAAAACTTGTTCTGAACCATCGGGGCGGTACCGATGATTTTGAACGCTGCGGTTAACAGATTGGGAGGGGTAATCGCAACGGCTTCGCTCTTGTTTTTGAATGCCATTTCAGTTGGCTCCTTTGATTTTTAGGATACTAACACAGTCCCAAACGGAAATCAACTGTGATTTCAAAACGATAGAGCATCGGCTTTTTACGGCAGTGCTCTACCATTTTTTCAGCAACGGTTTCGATGAGATGCAAAGGACAGCTGAAAAGAAACGGTTGAAAGAAACAGCCTCAAAACTTCTTCACGACCGACTCGGGGAATTAGGGCTTACTCTTGGCCCGGACCTGTTCACGGACATTGAGAAGCGGTAAGCCAGCGTCGATGCCAGTTCCGGTGGACCTTCAGTGCCCGCCGGCTCCCGAACAAGCGCTCACAATCCAGGCATTGTCGCCCACGGCCCGTGCGCCTTTCAGCCTGACCCTCCGGATGCGCTTGCTTTCCGGAAGTGCCAGACAAGCTTGCGCAGCCGTGCCTCAGTACTGGGTTCAATTCCCAGTGCCAGCAATGCCCCGACCTCGGGTTCATAGACACCGGTGATTCTGACGTACTTAATCCCACGCCTGTCAAGTGCCGTAGCCAATAATTCCATTGGCCCGGCTTCGGCTTGGAGGGCAATGAATGCAGTCCTGGAATCAGGAGCCAGGCCAAGGACACCAGACTCTCCGGCGGCATGGCCTATCATCACCATCTTCATCTCAGGTGCGAGGTCTTCGCGGACCAGGCAATAGTGCCTTGCCTCCCGGCTGCCCTCGCCCTTTTCAGCAGGTACCGTTCCCATTTTACCGCCCTCCGGGTAGCCAGGTCCCCACGATGGTCTCGAACATCATCTTCTCCCGGAGCGCTTCGCCTTTCATCATCAGCGCCGCAAACTTGTTGGATTCCTCTCGTAGACGTTCGTTCTCTAGGGTGAGCCTTTGGTTCTCCAGTCGAAGACTTCGAAGCTCATATCGAAGCTCATCCATTGCTGGCTCCTGCCTGCGACTTCATGAAGTTGTCGTAGAGGTCCCGGACGGCCTTGTTGGTATCGAAGAGAACTTTGAAATCTGGATTTGGGTCGATATCCGACTTAATTTTTTTGGCAGTATGCGCGCCGTACCTTTTGACAAGGTCAGATTTTTCTTTCTCTTCTGCCCCATAGTGCAAAGTCACTTCGAGAAGAACGCCGGTCAACCGCCAGACAGCCACCCGTGGTCCGACCGTATTCAACTCTCTGATGAACGCGTCTTCGATTGTCTGGAAGTCCATTTATTAGTCCTTTTCTATAGCGGCCCCGTCGGGGGTGAATTTTACCAAGATGAAATCGCTTTCGCCGGCGCCGTTTTTTGGAAAGACCCGATAACTGTTCTTTGAATGAGGCTCGATTACCATCAACCGTCCGGGTCCATAATACCTAATCAGCTCATCCCGTTTGAGGCCCGGCTCCGAAGCTCCGACGCGGTATCCGGTGCTGCATTCGATGCCCAGGTTTCTGTCGGTGGCCCATCCCAACACTTCTTCAATTGACATAACCCGACTCCATCCGGGAAGTCCGATATTGGGGGCAAGGGCACCGTGATGGTCCATCCTGGAAAGGTCGACTCGGAGTCGAGTCACTTCTTCGAGCAGGTCATCGAAGATGGCACTGTGGAGGTAGACCCGATTGTACTCCCGAGCCCACTTGCACCAGTCCGGGCTGAAGCGTTCCGGCGGCCAATTTCTCATGATGCGCTGCCACTCGGCTTCTTCTACTTCCTTGGATATTGAATCCGTGGCCTTTAAGCGTATTGTCCGGAGGAACGAGCCGTGAATAGCAAGCTTGGCATCTACTATCGGCCAACAATCCTTGCCGGACAGGTCCACCAAAGTCCCGAGGAGATTTTCAATCAGCCGGACGGATTCTACTGGACCGACCTTGAGCAATTCATCGACGTACGCGCTTTCGACTGTTTTCATTGTCTCTACTCCCTATACTTGCTATCTTGTAACTCAATCCAATGGTCGCCGTCTGTGGCTTTTTTGATTTTGACAAAGCTATGGATTCTCACAGCTGCTGGCAGGCTTTCGCGCGTGAGTGGTTCTTGTCCGGAGCCGTTGACCAGCCGTACCAACAGGTCGTAGCTTTCCCGGCTGGCATGGCGGTCATGGACCTTGAGCACAAGTACGGTTGTGGAAATAAGAATAGCCACCACCTGGAGAGTCAGGGC